GTATTGTCTCTAAGAAGATTGAGACAGCATTAGATAATCAACCGGCAAAATAATTTAATTATGTCAAAATCAATAACAAATATTTTAAAGGAAGCAACCAACGGGATTTTAACACCTGAGGTTCTAACAGAGATTGAGTCACTCTTTAATAATGCAGTTGCTGAAAAAACAAAGATCCATGTTGAGAGTGCGCTTATTGCTCAAGATGAAGATTATGCTAAAAAGCTTGAGACACTCATTGCTGCTATTGATAACGACCACGTAAATAAGCTTAATAATGTTGTTGAGGCTATTGATCGTAAGCGTACAGCTCAGCTTCAGATGGTAGTTGAAAAGTATGACCGTCTCCTAAATAAAGAAGCTGCTTCGTTTAAGAATAATCTTGTTGAAAATATTAGTACATATTTAGAAGCTTATATTGATGAAAAGATTCCTCTTGAAACTATTCAAGAAGCTGTCAATAATAAGAAAGCTGCTCTTATTTTGGAAGAAATTCGCACAAAACTCGGTGTTGATATGGCTCTTGCTTCAGATACAATTCGTGAAGCAGTAAAAGATGGTAAAACACAACTCGAAAATCTCCGTAACGAGAACCAAGCTCTCAAAGAACAAAATGTTCAATTGACTGAGAGTAACCAAATTAGTAATGCAAAATTATTGATTGAAGAAAAAATTTCTAACTTCCCAGCTGACAAGAAAAACCGTGTACGTAAGATGGTAGATGGTAAAGATGCAAAATATATCACAGAAAACTATGAGTATATTGTAAAGTTAGTTGATAAGGATGAAGAAGAACATCTTGAGACTCTTAAAGAAGAGGCTCTTAAAGATTCAAAAGCGATCAAAGTTGATCGTCAGGTAATTGTTGAATCAGCTCCTAAGGAAAATGAAGATGGAGCTCCTGAACATGAATTTACCTCAGTTTATATGGATGAACTGAAGAAGTGGTAAAAAGTTTTATTGAGGCGTTCCAACGCTTGATCAGAAGTATCTGAAATATTGATACGGTCGACGAATTAAATGGAGAAACAAAAATTATATGAATAATGTAAAACCTACACAAAGTTATATTGATCCGAATCGCGCTAAGTTGTTAGTGGAAAAGTGGAGCCCCGTGCTTGACTATACCTCTAAGAATGTCAACGCCATCGAAGATGATCATACGCGTCTGAACACTGCTATCCTTCTGGAAAACCAGGAGAAGTGGTGCTTTGAGAGTGCAAATGCAACTGGTGGTTTGGGTGGTGTGTTTAACACAGGCAGCGTGAATAACGGTGCTTATGGTAATCAATTCCCTAGCCAAAACGACAATGCGTATGCTACTGGTGATGCCCGTCTGCCGAAGATTCTGATTCCTATGATTCGCCGTACGTTCCCCGAATTGATCACAAACGAAATCGTTGGTGTTCAACCGATGAGCGGACCGGTTGGTCTTGCTTTTGCTCTCCGCTACAAATACGATCCCACAAATCTCGGTTACGGTAATGGTGCAATTGACGGCAGTTCGTCAACCCAATACGTTAACGTTGGTTTAGCGACTGGCCTCTCAGCCAATCCTGAACTTGGTTATCAGTATCTTGACACACGTTTCACTGGTACATCTAGTGCACAGCTGTCAGGTAACAGTGCATACACTATCGTTCCGCAAGATATGGGTGTTGCTCAGCTCTTAGGAAACTATGAGTTAACAAGTAACATTCCTCAAATTGTGGTAAGCTTCGAAAAGACTGCTGTTGAAGCAGGTACTCGCCGCTTAGCTGCTCGCTGGTCAGTAGAGTTGGAACAAGATCTGAAGAACATGAACGGTATCGATATCGATACAGAGCTCACAAACGCTATGAGTTATGAGTTACAAGCCGAAATCGACCGTGAAATGATCATCAGAATGATTCAAACCTCACTCAATGCTGGATTTGGTACTGGATATTCTATCTGGTCACCTGCTAGTGCTGATGGTCGTTGGTTGGTCGAGAGAAATCGCGACTTCTATCAACGTCTGATTATCGAAGCGAACCGTATTGCTGTGCGTAACCGCCGTGGTGCTGCTAACTTCATCGTTGCAACCCCTCGCGTCTGCGCTATCCTGGAAATGCTCCCTGAGTTTCAGTGGGCCCCTGTCCAAGGTAACGTTAATACACAGCCTGTTGGCGTAGCGAAGGTCGGATCTGTTGGTGGCCGTTTTAATGTTTATCGTGATACACGTACTGAAGCTCAATACGAAGCTAACGCTGGGGGTAACCTCGGTGGTAAGGGTGCATTCCCTGGTGGCGCTACTCGTAGCGCTCGTCTGGACTATGCCCTATTGGGTTATAAAGGTACGGAATTCTACGATACTGGCATTATATATTGCCCTTATATTCCGGTCATGGTGCAACGCACTGTCGGGCCTAACGACTTCGCGCCTCGCGTGGGTCTCTTAACCCGTTACGGAGTAGTGGACAATATTTTCGGCGCCAATCTGTATTATCATACTATTATCTTGCAAGGTCTGTCTACCAGCTTCACACCTGGTACTCAATCTGTGTATTTCTAATAGTTGACGTACGAATCTGATCGAAACTTAAAGAAACCTGCAAGAAATTGCAGGTTTCTTTTTTTGTATATTGATAATTTGATATGTTTTATTAAGATATAATATGAGTGAAGATAAGATCCCATATAAACCAAAGTTTTCAAAATCGTTATTACCATCAGCTCGAGAAATTATAGAATCTACCAAATGGACAAAAATAGATAGATTAAAGAGAGCCATATACCTTAGTAACATATTATCTTTTCGTATGGGTTGGTTACCCCTCTTTACTTTTAAAGAGTATAAGATTAATACGTGGGACCCCATATACACATGGAAGGCTCCTTTTAACCATATAAGATTAACATATCGTTTATTTAAACATGGGTTTAAAACAAGACCATCGATAGTAGAAAAGATTATAACAAATCGCGAGAACCTTCTTTGTCAAGAAAATCAATTAGATAGAGTTACAAAAGAGTATAGCATTGATAGTGAAGCAGAGGGTATCTACGATAAACTCCCATGTATTGTTAAGTTTCCTGATCCACAGTTAATTCTACCTAAAGAATTAGAAGAAAAGCTTGACAATAATAAGGTACAGAAGTAAATTGTAGTATGACAAACATATTCATATTGTGCTTTTTATTAAGCACAAATATACCACCGGATAATTTTTATGGGTATTCTATCTCTAATAGTTACCCAATAGCAGTGATGAAAGAATCATGTTTTACTGCTAGAATAGAAATAGCTGCACCAAAAGGAATTTGGTGGTTAGAATTTAGTGACAATATTAATTTTATATTGGATACCAATACACACATTGGCCCAGTTAGAATATCGAATATTTTTACTAATGATACAGTAACTACAAATTACTTGACTATACCAATACCTAAATTACGATCTGAAGAATTAAAACAGTCATTTATAAGAGTTAATCATATAACCACAAATACACAATAATTGCGGTTTTTGTGTAAATTACATAACTTTAGTGTTAGAAGAGAATAAATATCTGTATATGGCACGTACATCTAATCCAAGTTTACCGATTTATAGTTACACTGTAACTTCTTATACATATATTGTTAGTCCAAGCGCTAATGGTATAATTACCTTTAATCTTGCATTAAGTGCAGAGACAGCTAGCACAATTTCTGCTTCATTTTCAGGAGATACTACGTTTACAATGCCAACATTAAGTGGTGTTCTTATTACTACAGATGTTAATACAGTTTCAACAAACCCTAATTCATTAACGAGCACAAATATTGTATACAACTGGGGATCTAACAGTGGTGGTACACGCTATAATGGATATGTTGCTGCTGGTACTATAACCGGACCCACATCTAGCTTTACTGCTACTATTAGATTTAATGCAGTGAATATGTTGACTAATACGGTATTTTATCTATCGGGTAATAAATCATCTGTTGCCATCACATCAGATTCCTCAACAGATAATCCACTCTATACCTGCGATATTATCACAAACGATGCTGACCAAACAAATACAAACTTTAGAACCGTTGGTGAGCATGTCCGTAGATGGAATCTTAACGGATAATAAAAACCTCTTAAATTAAAAAGCCACAGTCTTAATTGATTGTGGCTTTTTTGTTTTTACCGATCTTTTAAATGCCAGAATTTTTGTGGGGCTGAAAGAGTAGAATGATGTTTGTATGTATTATGGTGTTTAATATGATTTCTAGCATCTTTACGAGTGTTAAACCACCAGCAGTAATGTTTAGATGGTTCATGACCGTTATCTAAATCAAATACAACCCATATACAGTCCTTTTTTGGTAAATTCTCTTTATTCATATTATTGTCTACGTGTTTTTTGAACAGACTCATAAACACTATAGTATTGATTATCAATGAGGTGAGTATGTGATGAACGAGTTGGGTTAATATCCCACCCACCCCGGCGAGTATATAAGCAGGTTACAGTTAATTCAGTAGGTGAGAATTTATCCCATAATCTTTTATAAATACATTCACAAATCTCTTCATGGAAATGGTGTTCATTACGAAATGAAATGATGTACTGTGCTAGTGAATCAGGGCTTATCTTGTGAAGTCCCTTATATACTATATAAACGTTACCAAAATCAGGTGCACCAGTAACACGGCAGTTGCTTCTTAACAAGTTTGATTGGAAATATAGTGCTTGTTCTTGAGAACTAAGATCACTTGCAAGTAAATTAGGATTTTCATTATAAGATGAAATTACTGCAGTAGTATGGTTATGTGATACAAACAAAGAATTGTCAGCCCACGATTTTGATTGTGTGGACACATCATCCTTAAATAAGCACACTTCAACGGGTGTCTCAAGTAATTTACTTAAATCATAAGACGCTGTAATCTGAACATTCTTAATTGCTTCATCGGGTGTCTTACCCATTTTAGTCATATTGAAACTATTCCAATATAACTTCATTGATTTTGACTCAACAATAAATTTATTAGTTGCAGAGTATTTTACTCGTGCGAGAACACTAACAGGGCAACCATTATCTGTAAGAAATGAAACTTCATAACCATTCCAAATATCAAATCCAGTAAACGGTGGGTGTTCATCAGAAATTCCCAGATACTTTCTGTTACTTTGACGAGGTTCCCTAACTAATAAAGACGGGTCATAATGTGTTTTTGTAATTACATTTTTACCTAAATGTTTAGATACATTA